GTAACTCGGCTCGTAAAAAATATAGAGGTCAGGGGAAAGGTTAATCAATGGCATACTTAAACCATAGTCTACCAGATTGGTCTTGTTACATTCGTAATGAGTTTTTGTTTAATCACCAAAAAGGACATGGTGAAGTGACCAAATGTGATGTACATTCGGTGGCAAGTATTGAAAAAAGAGTTCCTCTGTTTGAGGCATTTCTTGAAAATGGCGTGAATTGGACTCGGCGTCCTCTTCACGCTTTTTGCTGGAAACCAGATGCTCCCATTGAACCATTAGAAGATATTATTTACTGGGACTGCTTTTCTCCTTATATTGATGTACAAAAGCGTGCTCGTCTTGCTGGTTTACAGGCAGAACTTATTCGTCCAGATGGAAAAAAGGTAATTGGGAGTTATATGTTCACTCTTGACTGGTCCTGGGAAAATAAAGGAATACCAGATCTTAATTTTTCAGAGACTCCAGAACATAAATGTGCCCATTTGTTTAAGGTAGAAACTGGAAATTACTATGCCTATCCAAATAATCGCATTATTTGGTATGATAATGCCTGGACTTTTAACAGAATTAGTAAAAATCCAGGTTATGAGATTGACATGACGGTCTACTCTGTAGAAAATAAGCGAAAAATTGAAACTTCAGAGCACTACATGTACGAAATTACTGATCTAGAACAAAAATAAATACATTTTTTGCTAAAAATTGACTTGGAACAGTTTTCAATGGGCAAACACCTGCTCCTAGAGGTGTACGATGTGGATTTTGACCTGATTAATGACGTAGAATCGCTACAAAACGTCATGATTAGAGGTATTCAACGTGCTAAAATGACAATTTTGAACACATTTGCCCATTGTTTTATTCCACAAGGGTGTACAGTTGTCATTGCACTCTCTGAAAGTCATGTTTCATGTCATACTTGGCCAGAAAACGGTTGTTTGGCAGTGGATGTATACACTTGTGGAGAAGGAAATCCTCGCCTTATTGCCCTAGAAATCTTAAAATACCTCAATTCCGACTCATATTCTCTGCGTGAGGTTGATCGTTAAATAGAAGTAAGGAGATAGCAACCTCCTTTATAAAAGTTCTGTTTTATTCATTTAAAACAGGAGCTAAAATGTCTAATTTGCCAGTAGATAGAGATCAAAATTACATGAGAGAAATGTGGGGAACCGCAAGACTCATCACGGATTATGACTCAACACCACCTCAAAGAATTATTCAAGAGGTTATGCACGATTCTGCACCAAAACACGATTTGAAAAAACAGACAGAACTTCATGAAAAAATTCGTAATGATGAGGATTACGATGATTGGGGTTATGGTACTGAACCAACATATGGTTCACCTTGGAAATAGGATATAAATAAAGCAAGAAACTTTTGTCCGATGGCAATACAAAGGATATCTAGATCATTTAAAGATATTAGTTTATCCTTTGAACCTCATCCGGTTACAAAGGATTTACCCATATTGAGAAACGAAAACGCAATAAAGAGATCTGTCAGGAACATCGTAGAGACTATTCCTACAGAAAAATTTTTCAATCCAATTTTTGGATCTGATGTGCGTAGTAGTCTCTTTGAATTTGTTGATTATGGTACTGCGTCAATTATTCAAAATCAAATTGAATTAGCAATACAAAACTTTGAAAGCAGAGTTGAAAATGTGGTTGTTGAAGTAAATCCTAGACCTGATACTAATGAGTTTGAGGCAACAATATTTTTTGATATTATTGGACAAGAATTCCCAACACAAGAATTTACATTTATCCTAGAGGCAACAAGATAAAATGCCTTTTACACAGTTTACCAATCTAGATTTTGATCAGATCAAAACCTCAATAAAGGATTATCTTCGTGCGAATTCAAACTTTACTGATTTTGATTTTGAAGGATCAAACTTTTCAGTTTTAATTGACACTCTAGCGTATAACACATATATTACGGCATTTAATTCCAATATGGTCGTAAATGAGTCTTTTCTAGACTCTGCGACTTTACGAGAAAATGTTGTTTCTCTAGCAAGAAATATCGGTTATGTACCCCGCTCCAGATCGGCGTCAAAGGCGGTTGTATCGTTTAATGTACCAACTACCACAACAAGTCCAACACTAACCTTACAGGCGGGTCTAGTGTGTGTTGGTGGAGTTGAAGACACGACATATACTTTCTCAATTCCAGAAACTATTACAACATCAGTCACTAATGGAGTAGCATCCTTTAGTGGTATTAACATCTATCAAGGAACTCTTCTTCGTAATCAATTTGTTGTTGATGGATCTTTAGACCAAAGATTTATTCTTGACAACTCTTTCATTGATACATCAACAATTGTCGTTTATGTAAAGGGTATTTCTGATACTGGTTTGGGTAGAGAATATACATTAGTAGACAACATCCTGAATTTAAATGGTACTTCAGAAACATTTTTGATTCAAGAAATTAAAGATGAAAAATATGAGTTACTATTTGGAGACGGAATATTCGGTAAAAAACTAGAAAATGGAACCGTCATCACAGTAACCTATATTGTCACTGATGGTAAAGATGGCAATGGAGCATCATTATTTTCCTTCTCGGGATCATTAAGAGGTTCTTCTGATGAAATTGTAACTCCATCATCAACCGTATCAGTTCTTACAATACAATCATCATCAAATGGCGGTGATATTGAAACTATTGATTCAATCAAATATTTTGCACCAAGACTTTATTCTTCACAGTATAGAGCAGTCACTGGAAGAGATTATGAGTCCATTATTCAACAAATATATCCAAATACAGAATCAGTATCAGTAGTTGGTGGCGAGGAACTAGATCCACCACAATTTGGTACAGTTCTTATCAGTATTAAACCAAAAAATGGTGATTATGTTTCTGACTTTGATAAGCAACAAATTTTAAGCAAGTTAAAAAATTACTCATTAACAGGAATCAATCAATCAATCGTAGATCTAAAAGTTTTGTATGTGGAAGTAGATTCTGCGGTGTATTATGACTCACCTAAAGTTTCAAATGTTAATGATCTAAAAACAAGAGTAACAAATGCTCTTACAACTTATGCTTCTTCAACAGATGTTAATAAATTTGGTGGTAGATTCAAATATAGTAAATTAGTTAGGATCATTGATGATGTGGATACGGCAATCACATCTAACATCACCAGAGTCATTATTAGAAGAAATCTAAAGGCAGCGGTAAATCAATTTGCACAGTATGAATTGTGCTTTGGAAATCAATTCCATATCAATCCAAAGGGGTTCAATATTAAGAGTACTGGATTTAGAATTTCTGGAGAAGTGGATACGGTTTATTTGACAGATGTTCCAAATAAAGATTCAAACGGAAATCTTGATGGAAGTGGCATGGGTACAATGTCTATTGTAAAACAAAACCCAAATGGAGTTGATAATATCGTTGTAATTAAGTCTGCTGGAACTATTGATTATACAAAGGGTGAGATTATATTAACCACGATCAATATCACATCAACTGTTTTAGATAACAATATTGTTCAGATTCAGGCATATCCAGAATCAAACGATATTATAGGATTAAAGGACTTATATTTGAGTTTTAGTGTTGCCAATAGTACCATAAATATGGTTAAAGATACTATATCTTCTGGTGAACAAATATCTGGTATCGGGTTTAAAGTAACATCAAATTATCTAAACGGAGAACTAAAGAGGATATAAGATGATAGCAACCGGGTTTGAATCAAAAGTACAAATTCAACAAATTGTTGAGAATCAACTTCCAGAATTTATTTTATCAGAGAGTCCAAAGGCAGCAGAATTTTTAAAACAGTATTACATATCACAAGAGTTTACTGGTGGAACTGTTGATATTGTAGATAATTTAGATCAATATCTAAAGTTAGATAATCTTACTCCAGAAGTAATTACTGGCGAAACATCTTTATCCGCAAATGTAACCAGTACAGATTCAACGATTCAAGTAACAAGTACTAAAGGATTTCCAAACCAATATGGTTTGTTTAAAATTAATGATGAAATAATCACATATACTGGAATTACCACAAACACATTCACGGGTTGTATTCGTGGGTTTAGTGGTATAACTTCATATCATGCTGACAATTCTCCCGGCGAATTAGTTTTTTCAACTTCATTATCGGCATCACATACCTCTGGTGCTCCTGTATCTAATTTAAGTGCTCTCTTTTTGAAGGAGTTTTATAAGAAAATTAAGTATAGTCTTACTCCTGGATTAGAAAACGCAGATTTTGTTTCTAATTTAGATGTAAGTAATTTCATCAAAGAATCAAAAGTATTTTATCAGTCTAAAGGAACTGAAGAATCTTTCAGAATTCTTTTTAATGTTCTATATGGTGTTACACCAAAGGTAATTGATCTTGAAGAATACCTATTAAAACCTTCGGCAGCAGAATTTATTAGAAGAGAAATTGTAATTGCAGAAAGAATTTCTGGAGATCCAAATAAATTAGTTGGACAAACAATTAAAAATTCTTCAGATGAAGAGAGTCAAGCTTCAGTATCTGAAGTTGAAATAATTACAAGAAAAGGTAAGACTTACTATAAACTCGGATTATTCGTTGGATTTAATGAACAAGATCTTATTGAAGGGTCTTTTACTATTCCCGGAAAAACGAAAGTAATCGGAGATGTCTCAATAGAATCATCGGTAATTACTGTTGATTCTACAGTAGGGTTTAGTACTTCTGGAACCTTTATTTGTGGAGACAATACAGTTACTTACAATGATAAAACAGTTAATCAGTTTTTGAACTGTACTGGAATTATTTCTGCTATTGATTCAACAACAGACTTAAGATCAAATGAAGTTATATACGGATATGAAAATGGTGATATTACTAAAAAAGTTGAATTAAGAATTACTGGAGTATTATCAAATTTTGTACCAATTTCAGATATTAAACTGACTTCGGAAGGTGAAAAAATATTTGTCAAAAATCTTGGAGAAAATATTGTTAATCCAGAACTAGAAAAAACTAGAAAACAAATTTTTTCAAATTCTTGGATCTACAACACATCATCAAGATATCAAGTAAATAATATCTCTGGATCAACTTTTGTACTTTATTCAAATATTGATAAATCAAGTCTAAAAGAAGGAGATACTGTAGACATTTTAGCTAGAGGAACTCAAAATGTCAGTGTAAGTGGTGCGACCGTACAAAATATAAACACAAACACTAAAGAAATTATTTTAGACAATTTATCTGGATTTACTCCAGTTGTAGGACTCTCATATGATATTAGAAGGTCTTTAAACAAGGCACATAGTGTTGGGGCTGAAATAGAATTTGGAAATAATGTAATAACATCAGACATACAAAATGTTTATAATGATTCTGATGAATATCTTTATGTTGCATCAAATTCACTACCATCATATGAAATAACAAAGAATGTTTCATCAGCAACTTTAACCGAAGCTACTGGTAGTAGTATTCAGGGATATAGCACTACAACTCTTAAATATTCAATTTTATCATTTGCTTCAGATGTTCCTTTTATAACTGGAGATGCAGTTTACTATTCTCCACAAACAGCATCAATTACTGGATTGAATGAAGGAATTTATTATGTAAAGGTACTGACAAATAAAAATCAAATAAGACTTTATGTTTCTAGGTCATTTATACCTATTGATGATTATGTTGAATTTGAACCACTTCAGTCCGGAACTGGATCACATACATTTACCCTTCTCAAAGATTTTGGTAAGAAATTAGGTCCACAAAAGTTACTTAAAAAGTTTCCATTATTGCCAAATATTAAATCTGGTAATAATGTAGAAACTAATCCTGGAACTGTAGGCATTTTAATCAATGGTGTTGAGATTAGCAATTATAAATCTGATGATAAAATTTTCTATGGTCCAATAGAAACAGCAAAAGTTTTAAATGGTGGAACAAACTATGATGTTATAAATCCACCAACCATCCAAGTATCCACCTCTGGTTCTGGAACAACTTGCTTTATTCAACCAGTTGTTAGTGGAGTTGTAACTGCCGTTTATGTTGATCCGCAAGATTTTGATATAGAAAAAATAGTTTCTGTTACTGTAACTGGTGGAAATGGTAGTGGGGTAGTATTAGAGCCAATTATCTCAAACAGATACAGAGAATTGACATTTGATGCTAGACTAATTACAGAATCTGGTGGTATTGATGTTAATAATGAAACATTAACATTTTTAAATAATCATAACTTATCTAATGGTCAGGCAATTGTTTATAATAAAAATGGAAATAATCCTGTAAGCATAGGAAC